AAAAGTGAATCTGAAATACTTAGAACTAGAAAGCTTTACAAGTCTGGTAAGCTAACTCCAGCTATGATGGATAAAATATCAAAACAAAGGAGCAAAAGTGGCAAGAAAACCTATAAAAAGAAAAGCAAAACCAAAACCAAAAGCAAAAGCAGGCGGAAGTAAAGCTGCAGTTATAAACAAGTACTCAAAAAGCTCTGGAATAGCAAAGTCTACATTATCAAAAGTATATTCTAGAGGATTGGGTGCATATTATTCTAGTGGTTCTAGACCCGGTGTGGGAGCACATCAATGGGCAGCTGGCAGAGTAAGAAGCTTTGCTACAGGTAGAGGCGGTGCTAGAAAAGCAGATGCAGATTTAATTAGAGGTAAAAAGAAAACCACTAGAAAAAAAACAACTAAAAAGAAATAGAGTTTATATGTTTAAGTTTGGTAAAAAAAGCAAAGAAAGACTTAAAGGTGTTGATGTAAAATTAGTCAATGTCCTTAATGAGTTAATAAAGATAATGGATGTAACCATTATAGAAGGATTGCGTAGTGAAGAAAGACAGAAAGAGCTGTTGGCAAAGGGAGCTACTAAGGTTAAATACTCGAAACACATGGAAGGAAAGGCTGTTGATTTAGCTCCCTACCCAATAGATTGGAAAAATAGAGATGGCTTTCATTACATGGGTGGTATGATAAGAGGTATTGCAAAACAGTTAGGTGTTAAAGTAAGATGGGGAGGAGATTGGGATTCTGATGGAGATGTCAAAGATAATGGCTTCGACGATTTAGTTCATGTAGAGTTAATAGATTAATGCCTAAACAATTTTTAAATATCAATGATTTTAGTGGTGGTATTAATACTGTAAAAAACCCTAGAGACTTAGCTAATAATGAAGCTGTTGAGATAGAAAATTTTGATTTATCAAATAGGGGAGAGTTAAAGCCGGGAGCTTTTTTTCATAAAGATGTAGACGGTACGGCTGTTATACTACAATCTAATAATGTTCCAAAACATGTTGCATCTATAAATGCTGGACATGGTTTGTTTTATTTTGAAGCAGATGACCCCACTGCTGTAAGAGGTGTAACAATAACAGCCAATGGTGCTAGTGGGACTATAGCAGATGGCCCAGATGGTAATGGAAAATATACTTTAGCTTTTTTTGATACTAATAAAATATTTATTAATGAGGCAGATAGCTTTTGGATTAATAATGGGTTAATTAGTAGTGACGGAGAGGGCGTTATAAGAGTATCTGGAACTCTTAATAATGATGGAGTTTATACAGTTAAAAATGTTTCAACTATTCTTAATGGAGCAACTCCAGATATAACATCAACAAACTCACATACAATATCTGGAAATTTAACTCAATGTCAAGTAGAAGTTGAAGAAGTAATTGTAACAGAATTAGTTGCTGATGGAACATCAGTTACAATAGGAGCAGAAGGGTTTGTAGGAGATAATTTTTTAGCACTAGGAAATATAGACGATAATAAAATAGATATTTACGCAGACTCTGCAGATGCATTTTCTAGTGATGCAATAGCTAATATTTACACAAATGAAACACAGGATGTTGATAGCTCTCCTATATTTAATTATTATTATGCTGATAGTATACTTAGAGTTTCAGATGCTAATTTTAAAAATAAAGCTAAGACTAAATGGTATGGTAAAATAGACAAACAAATTCTTTCATATTTTAAAACACAATCTGGATTAGTTACTGATGCTGGGAAAACTAAGGAACTATCTAGGACAATACCTAACAAATTTTATGAAGAAGATAATGATTTAGCAAAACCATCTGATGTTGTATTTAAAGCATCTGGAGATGTAGACGGGAGTGTAGAGTTTCCAGCAGGAGGAGCTGGCTGGGGTTTAAGTGTTTTAGAAGGAACAGAAGAAGGTTCTTGGGAATCAGCAACTTATGAATTTGCTGGTACTTTTATATATGACGACAATCAAGAGTCTCTTTTAAGAATATTTAAAACTGCTTCTGGTGGGGCAACAAGAGCTACTTTTACAAACACATCTGGATTTAAAGAACTAATTTTTAATGTTTATGCAAAAGAAGACTTATCAGTAGCAACAGATACAGGTGGTGCTACCCCAGATACAGTTCAAGCTAATGGAGCTGTTTCTGTTGGAGATACTCAAATTACAGTAGAAGGAAATAGTGCTGTAGACAATTTTTCTATAGATGATGTTGTAACTGACCAATTTAGAAGAGAAATAGGTGTAATAAAAACAGTTGATAGTGCTACGCAAATTACTCTTAGGGCTGGTGCTTTATTTGGAATAGGGAATGATGACCCATTATTTAAAAGAGCTAACTATCCTAATAGAATAAGTGGAGGTAGGATTTATATTAGAAAAACAAATACAACTGATGATTGGATTTTATTTGCTGATATAGATATAACAAAAGGCGTAAGAGTTAGTTTAAGAGGAGAGTACAACCCTTGGGTTCAAGACAATAGTACAAACTCATTTAGAGTTACATCTAGCCTAGCCGCCACAACTAGAAATGCTACTGATTTATCTGATACTAATTGGGTATTACGAGCAGCAGACCCAAATTTAGACACATATTCTAGTATCAATGGTTTTTCACAAAACACAACTCAAATAGCCTTTGGTAAGTCTGGAGCTGGTTTTAAAACAGCAACAGTTTGTAATAGAAGGGCTTTTGTTGCAAATATAAAATATAATGTAAGTGGTAAAGCAGAAAGATTTGGGGGTTTTGTTTTTAATCATTTTGGTGACAGAATTATGTTTAGTGAAATAGGTAAATATGATACATTCCCTAACACAAATTTTATAGATGTTACTGTAGGAGATGGAGAAGATTATGTAAGATTAGAAAGCTTTGGAGATAGGTTACTTTGTTTTAAACAAAGAACTTTACAAATATTAAATGTTGCATCTAACTCTCCAGTAAATTGGTTTATAGAAGATACTGTTCAATTTGCTGGTGTACATTATCCATACAATGTTTGCAAGGGAGAAGTTGGTGTTGTATTTGCAAATCAAAATGGTTTATTTCTTTATAATGTAAATGGAGTAACCAACCTTACAGAAGGAAAGATTGAACCAAGTGGCTGGAGAAGTAGTTTTGGAAGCGGTAGAAGACAATATGTTGTAGGATATGAGCCATTACAAGACCAGATTGTTGTATTAGATAGGGCTAGTTTTTGCCAACATGGTTATATATACAACTTAAAAACTCAATCATTTTCATATGGAGAATATTTAGCACCAAATGCTCATTCTTCTTTAGCAAATGCAAGTAGCTTTGAACCTGTAGTTACAAATTTTGTCAATGACAGCACAGGTCAGTTAATAATTTCATATGACACAGGTTCTTTAGATATTGGAAATGCTGGTGCTAATACTGTTCATACAACAAAATATGATTCATTTAATACAGGAGCTTCAGATGCATTAACTAGTTGTAAGCTAGTTACTAAAGATTTTGTATTAGCAAATACAGCTACATTAGCTAAAGTTTATAAGTTATACATCCATTACAGAAGCACTTTAGATGTTACTGTAACTGCGGCTATGATTTACTATCAAATAGACCAAAGTGGAACTTGGGTTGCTTTTAATTCTGGTAGTATGCCTCGTTCCCTTAATACTGGAAATGCTTATGATATAGCTGTATTTACTCCATCTGCACCTTTTGAATGTCAAAGCATAGCAATAAAAATAGATTCAACTGTAACTACTCAGCTATTTATAAACGATATGCAAATAGAGTATAGAGAACTTAGAAAAAGAGTTAGTTAATGTCTAGAGATATAAGAAGAATAATGAATTCAGTAGAACCTCCACAAACATTTAGTGAAGGTACACCAGCATCTTCCTTGCAAGAAGGTGGTACTATCGTATCCTTAGACAATGGTAGGCTTGCTGTTAGAAGAAAACACAAAGGTATTATTTTTAAAACTCTTATGTCAAGAGATGGTAATGAAATTGTAGATAAAAAACTTAGTGCAAATGAATTAGAGTATAGAAGAAGATTTATAGATTATAGATATTTTAATCATAATTTTAAAGACGATATTGGAACAACAAAACATTATTTGCCTTGGTCTGGCGTTGGAGAGCAAACTACTGGTTTAAATGAACAAAGTTCTTTTTTAGCTCCATTTAAAATGATTTGTCATAAGCTTATTATTAGACCAGAAAACATGAATGATAATACTCAAACTATTACATTTGGAATAGAAAGAATTGACAATGGAGATACAACTCAAGATAGTATTGCTACATTTGCACACACAACAGATTTTGTTGCAAGTACAGTTACAGTTATTAATAACTCTGATTGGAGTGCATCTCCTGTTGTTCCAGCAAACGCATTAGCAACAATGACTATTCAAACATCAAGTTCGGATTTACAAGATGGTGAATCTACGGTTTTTTGGATTACATCAGTTTGGAAAACATTTATAGAAGTTTAAGAGGATATAATTATGTCATACGATAAAGGTAAAACAATAAGAGAATATATGGGTGGTGGATACATGAAGCCTATGCAGTATCAAACTGGTGGCTCGATATCGCCATCAATTCAAAATCAACTCTTTGATTTAAGACTTGCTAGAGATGTAGCAACTGCACAACAAGAACAAATAGAACAAGCTAAAGATTTAGAAAAACAAGAAAAAAGAAGAGGCTTATTTGGCACATTAGGAAGTATTGGAGGAACTGCTCTTGGAGCATTAGCTGCAACAGCACTTGCAGGGGCAACCGGAGGTTTAAGTTTACTTGCTATGCCGGCTGTAGCTAAAGGATTGGGTTCTGCTGCTGGTTCTTTTGCTGGAGAAAAGCTAGCAGAAGGAATTACTGATACTAGTGGCGTAGGTAAAAGGTCATCTACTGGTTTATTAGGAAGTGGTTTTGACAGGTTAAAGGATATAAATGAAGAAGCTAGTGAAGGTGCTTTAGGAAGGTCTTTGGCTACAGGACTTAAAACTGGATTGATGGCTGGTGGTTCAGATGCATTAAGAAGTTTTGCTGGTAAAAATTTAGGATTAGGAGGGGTATTAAATGAATCAGCGGGTATTGGAGAAAATCAAATAGTTGATGCATCTGGAAATATTGTTTCTATTCCAACTGCTGATATAGCCGGAGCTGCTGGATACACAGACCAAATTATGGCAAACACACCTATAAATATGAATCTTAGTGATATTGGAGGTACAGATGTTTTGGCTACAGATATGATTGATGAGTATGGGTATATTCGCTCTATGAACAAAGGTGGAAAGGTTTATAAATACCAGCAGGGAGGCTTAATGAAAGCCTTTGAAGAGGCAGATAAAAACAGAGATAATATATTATTACAAGCTGGGCAAAGAATTGCTAATCAAGATGCAAATGATATGCAAGTAGCATCTATATTAAGAGACTTAGCAGAGCTTAATAAATCAGAACAAGATATAACTATGGCTCAAAGAGGCTCTGCAAATTTAGCACAAAGAGCACAAGCTGGACAAGGTATGGAATTAACAAATCAAATAAGAGATTTACTAGGAACTATGCAAGAGGGTACAGAAAGAGATTTGTCTATGGATATTGGTGGAGAATCAGCTTTTACTAAAGGGATAGGTATGGAAGAAGAAGGAGATAATGACCGCTTAACTTCATTGTTAGGAAAAACTTTAGGAGCTGATGCTGGTGGCATAACATCTGACAGCATAAAAGATATCTTAATGAATTTAGCTATGGGAACTCAAGCTAATATTATTAGAGAAGATGACATCATAAATCCTAAAAGACTTCGTTTGGAAATGTCTTACAAAAGAAGAGGATATAAAGGTGGTGGTTTAATAAACATGCTACCATTTAACAGGAGGATTATGTAATGGCAGATACAGTACCAGCTATGCTAGAACCCGGTGAATATGT